CTGCTGCTGTCGGCACCGGCATCATCCTGCCAAGTGGCCGCACCGGCGTCAGCTGTGATGTGAACTCCGGCAGCGACAACACCATCCCTGCTGAGACGTTTACGGATGCGGATGGTGCTGACCCCCTGGAGCTATCACCAAGCGGCGGCGGACTGGGCTTCAACGATTCAGCACCGACCGGCGACACCGGCAACGCTGACGATGGCCTGGATGTAGCAAGTGCCGAGTATCTACCTCACTCAGTATTCCCGGCAGGGCAGCCCGTTGGCGTGGGCAGCGCACTGTACCCATTCACTGGCACCTACGGCCCGTGCGGCATAAATCAAACCGAGTCAATCACCTGGTATAAAGATGGCGTAAAGCTGGCCACCATTACCTTTGACACTTCGGGTAATCCCATCAGCTACGTGGCAGAGCCAGTGCAAAAAATGCCCACATGGCTGAACGAAGCAAGCGCTGGAATACTGGTCATTGGCATTGAAGGCCAGGGCACATACACATCTGTAGTCAAGTGCTTTAACGGCTCCACTTACGGCAGCACAACTGTAGCCAACGCAGCACCTAAAAACTATAGGTACATAAGTGAGTATCTATCAGACGATCTAGCTTCATTCCCGGGCGACTACACATGGAGGCAGACTCCTTATTATTCCTATGAGTATCCCCATTGGGATAACAGTGCTTTTGGCGTAGGGTGCATTGGGCTTAATGATCCTGATGTTGGAGGTATCATCCAGTGCTCCATGAGCACTAATGGCCTTACACAACCTGGCGTGCTGCTTCGCGTAAAACAAATCGCAGAATACGACGGCTCCAACTGGGTGCAGATTTACCCTTAAATCATGGCCACTTTCCCCTCGCTAACGCCAGCCACCCGTTCTTTCACGCCAGGCGAGTACCCTCACACGCCGTTCAGCACCTACAACGGCCTGCAGAATCGTGTGCGTCATAGCAATGTGATGCTCAGCAGCTCAGTGCGGCTGAGCTTCATCGCCCTGGCTGAAGCTGACATGCTCAGCATCCTCAGCCACTATCAAGGCCAGTTCGGCAGCTTCGAGAGCTTCACGCTGCCGTCCAGCATCTGGAGCGGTGTCACCACCATCAGCGACTACGAACTGACGGATTACCGCTGGCGATACACGGACGCGCCAACCGTGGATGACGTCTACTGCGGACGTTACAACGTCGAGCTGGCACTTGAAACCGTGCCGCCTGAAGGCAAGTTTGTCAGCGGCACTGAGCTGGCTGTGATTATCGGCCTCGCATCAGGATCTGTCACAACAACCAACGGCCTGCAGCAGAGTGTCACACTATCCATTGCTGGCGGCTCGGCTTCTGTGGTTGCCGGCGGTGACTACGACTTCTCTTCATTCCTATACTGGGATGAAGACCCCTACACCGTCTGGGACTGATTCATGGCAGCCCCCAACATCAAGAGCGGCAGCTCGGTCACAACGGTCACCGGTAAAACCGTCGGCTACGCAGTGACAACCTCGATGGCCGCAGCGCTGACCAACAGCTCCAGCAGCGGCAAGGTGCTGAAAATCAACTCGGTGTACTGCGCCAACGTGGATGGCAGCGCAGCAGCTGACATCAGCTTGGAGCACTACAACGGCACCACGGGCTTCGCCATTGGCAAGACCATCGCCGTGCCAGCTGATGCCACTCAGGTGCTGGTAACCCGCGAGGCTTACATCTACCTGGAGGAAGGCCACAGCCTCCGCGCACAGGCCAGCGCTGCCAGCGACCTGGAACTGGTCATCAGCTACGAGGACATCAGCTGATGCTCGGCTTCAATGGCGGATTGATGGGCGTCAGGCGCACGCCGACAGGCAGCGCAGCTTCGGGACTGTGGTTTCAGAATGAGCAGAGCGTGGCCAAGAGGGCGGCGATTTGGCCAAGCAGCAGCGCAATCGCCGGTTTGTCACCAGTGCTTTGGTATGACTTCAACGACCAATCGACTGCCACAGTAAGCAGTGGCACGATTACAGCAATTACTGACAAAGGAAGTGCGGGCCGCAATCTTACTGCCTCTTCAACTGCGCCTGCATACGGCACTGGCATAAACGGCTTGCACTGCGTTGATTTTGGCAGTGCAACCCATAGCAATTACTTACGCAATACTTCAGCAACATCTTTCACACTTGCCGAGGTTTACATTATCCAAGAAACCACGCTGACATCAGGCGCAGTTAACTACAACGGATTAGTTGGAGCCGCAAACAGCGAGACTTATAGAGCTTACATGGAATCAACTAATTTACAAATCGACGGATTCAACAGTCGCTACTTAAATGGATCAAACACAAGCAGCGGCATTACTTTGACGCAGCTACAGGATCCATGCTTAGTGCGTCTTGCCTATACCACCGCAGCCAGTATCACCAGCGGATTTCAAGTAGGCAACGAAACGACCAATACAACAGGCCGCGGGTGGTGGGGCTTTGTTGGCGAAGTTATTGCTTTCTCTGCCGCGCTTGGGAGCACTGATCGAAACACGCTGCAAACGGAACTAGCCGCTAAATGGGGCATCACGCTGGTCTAACCATGCTCTACTCCCACAACGCCACCACCCCAGCACCCCTGCCGCACCGTATCCGCTTTGCGGACGGCAGCACTCGGACTGACGCCAGCACCTTCACGCCTGACGAGCTGGAGCGTGCCGGTTACAGCGGCCCTTACGAGCGCCCCGAGTGCAACCCGAAGCTGGAGACAATCGACTGGGATGGCACGCAGTTCCTGGTACGTCCCTACAGCTTCGATGAGCTGCAAAGGCAGCACGCCAAGGTCCGCCAACAGCGCATCGAGCTGCTCAAGGCCAGCGACTGGACGCAAATTGCCGACTACGACCTCGGCGCTAATCGTGAAGCCTGGGCCACCTACCGCCAGGCCCTGCGCGACCTGGCCGATGCGCCCAACCCGTTTGACATCACCTGGCCGCAGCCGCCTGCCATCTCGGCAGAATGAATCCATCTGAGCATCAACTATGGCCAGCCTGATCTACAACTCATTCGTTGATGACATGGCCCGTGGTGCCATCGACCTCGACACCGATACCTTTAAGGTGATGCTGGTCTCATCGGCCTACAGTCCGAACAAAGACACTGATCTCAAGCGCTCTGCCGTCACGAATGAAGTGAGTGGCACCGGCTACACCGCTGGCGGCGTCACCAGCGCCTGCACCGTCACCAAGGACACCGCTAACGATCGCGTCACGCTCAGCTTTGCCGCTGTGAACTGGGCCAGCAGCACCATCACCGCCAGGGCTGCTGTGATCTACAAATCACGCGGCGGACTAGCAAGCGCTGATGAGCTGGTCTGCTATGTGGACTTTGGCGCCGATGTTTCGAGCAGCTCTGCAACTTTTAGCTTGGGCAGCAGCGTCATCACGCTGGCGAACTGATGGCCACCTTCCCGGCACTGGAGCCGGTTACACGCCGCTACAGCATGGGCGTGTTCCCTGTCACCGAGGAGAAGGGCTTCGGTGGCGGCAGCATCCGCTTCCGGCATGGCACCACCGCCTACAGCCACAACCTCGAACTGAGCTTCGCTGCACTGACGCAAGCAGAGGCCAAGCTGCTGCGCGATCACTACCGCGAGCAACAGGGCGGCTACATCGCATTCCCGCTCAGCACTGAAGCGTGGGCCGGCCACACCAGCTTTACCGATCTAGTGCCAACCTCTACGCACTGGCGCTACGCCGCACAGCCGCAGGAAGATCACCTATCCGCTGGCTACGTGAACGTCTCGATCAGCCTAATCAGCGTGCCAGCTGTGGTTGCTGCAGCATCCGCCGGCCTGGCCTCCACAGTCACAGCCACCCTGGCTGGTGGTACGGCGTCCAGTCCCTAAACTGAACTGTATCAGTCTGTAGCGCCGTGGCCTCAAACCGTTACTACACAGGCATTGACGGCGCGTTACTTGTAAATGGAACACGCATCGCCAAAATAGTTTCCTGGCAACTGCAATCCAGTGCAGAAGTAATTGAAACCACCACAGTCAACGCACAAGCACGCACCTACGTCTTCGGGCGCCAACAGTGGTCCGGCTCCTGCGTAGCCCTCTACTACGAAAACGCCGCAGGCACTCTAGACAGTCAACTCCTCGTAGCTAACACCCTTCGCACCACTACACTTTCTCCCACAACCACCCACACCATCGAACTACAACTCACTTCTTCAAGAGTATTTGAAGCCACCGTACTCATCAACTCATCAACAGTCCAAGCATCCAACGATGCCGCTGTGGAAGTATCTATAGACTTCACAGTCACAGGTCTACCAATAGATGCCACGATCGGGGCGGTGTAGTACCATCCATACTGCGGTTCTTCTCTAGTACACCGCCGCATAGTCATGGCCGTCAAATCCAAAACCGCCCTAGGGCGAGTGGAGCACCAGCTCGGTCGCCCGAAGCGCACTCGCCAGGGTCAAGGCCAGCACAGCAGACCCAACCACGGACGCAAAAAACTGCGCGGGCAGGGCCGCTAATCTAATTAGGTAGCACCGGCCGCCATGATTGAAGTGATCGCCGCCGTTGCTGGCGCATCCATATCTGTGGCGGCCATGGGCGCTATGGGATTTAGTCGCCGCAGCGACGAAGCCCGAGAAGCGGTAATACGCCTCACATCTGCAGTGGAGCACATCGCCACCCAACTCGAAGTGCTCCACACCGACATCAAAGACGACCGCAAAGAAACCTTCACCCGCCTCAACAGCGTCGAACAGCGCGTAACAAAGCTAGAGGTCCGCTCCTAATGCCCGTCATTCGATCCACCTTGTATCCCGAGGGATACGCCCTGGAACAACTGGAAAACGAACGCGGCGAAATCTTCTACCGCGCCTGTCACAACAGCATCTGTCGCTACGCCGAAGACGAATACATCGCCCGCATGTACCTCGAAGGCATGGGCTGGGATCCTACGCAACCTCCGACGGATTGATCCAATCCTCGATCTCCGCCTCCAGTCGCTCATCCCAAAACACCTGTGCTCTGAACCAGTCCCTCCACGGCGAACTGGCCTTTTGCACATTGCACGCCAAGCACGCTGGAACCAGATTCCGTGGATGCGTATGGCCGCCTCTGCTCTTTGCCAGCACATGATCTAAGGTCGCAGACCTCCCCAAGTCACAATCGCAGTAAGCACACCTATTCCGCCAGCGCCACAGAATATCTTGTCTAAACCTTAACTTAGCTTGCTTTTTATTTAAGTATTCGCCATCTTCGATCTGATGGTCCATACCCAAGCGTGGCTACCCAAAAGGTAGCGACAGCCAGCAGTTCATGCGCTGGCGCTCTTCTCTAGTACAGCTACACTTCTACAAGCATCATTACTCCCATGGATTCGACCACTGCTGCCGCCATCGCCATCGCGGTTGCCGCCACCTCCGAGGCCCTGAGCCTGTACCCCGGAATCCGCGCCAACGGCATCATCCAAGCTCTGCTGATGGTGGCCAAAGCCGTTTTCCCGAAGCGCCGCTGAGCGCTCCCCTGCCCCAACGCAGCACCCCGATGGCCTCGACCCCCGTACGCCTGGCGGATTTATTCCGCTTCTACAAGGGCCTCCCCCACCAGCTCGCGGCCATCACCGAACTGGAGCAAGCCCTCCTCAAGGCCGACCCGACCCTGCTAAACCGCGACCGGGGCTGGTTCAAAACTTGGAGCGTTGCAGGCAAACAAACCAACTTCCCCAACACATGGGAAGGTGTTCTAGAAGCCGCCCGCGTCGCTGGCGCCAAATTCCCCGAACTGGTCGCCGCGCAATGGGCCTTGGAATCCGGCTACGGCAAAATCGTCTCCGGCCGCAACAACTTCTTCGGCCTCAAAGGCACCGGCACCAACACCAAAACTCAAGAGTTCATCAATAACCAGTGGATCACTGTTACCGACAGCTTCATTGACTTCCCCGATCTTCTCTCCTGCGTCATCTACCTTGTAGACCACTGGTACAAAGATTACAAACAATACAAAGGTTGCAACAACGCAGTCAACCGCGAAGAAGCCGCTAAGTGGCTAGTCAAAGAAGGATACGCAACAGACCCCAACTACGCGGGCAAACTGATCGCCCTGATGGATCAGCACGCTGGAACTAACCCAGCCGTCAAACCCCAAGAAAAAATCCTCAAGGTCGCCTACGAATACCAACTAGGCCCTGACGATGGCGCCACTGGTTACCGCCAGTGCTTTAGTTCCAGCTGTGCCATGGTGGCCCGCTACTACGGAAAAATCTCGGGCGACTACGAATACAACAAACTCCGCGCCCGCTTCGGGGATACCACCGACCCTAAGGCCCAACTCGCTGCCCTCAAAGCCCTGGGCCTCACCGCCACCTTTGAAATGGACGGCACCGTCGAAGACCTCGAAAACGAAATCACCAACGGCCACCCCGTCCCGGTCGGCTGGCTCCACCACGGTACTGCCGCCAACCCTGCCGGCACCGGCCACTGGAGCGTCGTCATCGGCTTCACCCCCACGCACTTCATCTTTAACGACCCCAACGGCGAGGCCAACTTGGTAAACGGTGGCTACGTGAGCCACAAAGGCGGAGCAAAAATCCCATACTCCCGCAAGAACTGGCTGCCTCGCTGGCTCGTTGACGGCAACGACACCGGCTGGTTCATGAAAATCCGCCCCAAGTAACGATGAATCCCATCGAACACAGCCTCGAATCTCAGTTCAACAAAGCCTCCACCGACAAATGGCTGGTGGATCGCTTCAACTCCGGCGACTACCGGGGCCTCCTTGAAGCCGCCCTCATCCTGAACACCCTCCACCAACTGGAGCAAACAAAAGCCCGCTGGGCCATCCGCGAAGCCGCGAACAACCTAACGGACCAGTTCGGCCTCGACCGCGACTCGGCCTAAGCATGCTCCACGTTCATCCGATCCA